ACTTCACGAACTTGGTCAAGTATCTAGTGCTTTCTCCGATAAGCACCACGAGCAATTTAGAGTTTGCAAAGCGTTCCCGAAGCTGGCGCTTTATGCTTTCTTCTTGGCTCGAATCCCGAGCCGTATTTAGGTCGTGAGCGTTGTGGAAATTTAGCGAAAAGCCGTCATGCGCCTTCCAAGCCGTCATAAGACGGTAGTAGCGCATGTCGTTGTCGCCGTCGAAGGCGATGTAAGTCTTATTTCGGTATGCCATTGGACGCGTCTCACCCTCGGTTACCGAATTTTAGAGCTTGTGGAAGGGGAATTTACTGAGAGTGCGTGCACGCCTTTAGGTAAGCCTGTTTTTGGTCGAAGGAATCACTCAGAAAGAACGTCCAGTTTGGCGCATTTCCTTGCTTACCCAGGCTCTCGGTCCATTTGCAAAAGTTTGAATTGACGACGTTTTCAGCTGCCAAGCGGTGAAGCGGTCGCCTTTAAATGTTCACCAAACTCTTTCTCGCTGATCCTCCCACAACGCAGGCGGGTCCACAGCAAGATCAAACAGCGTCAGGTGGTCCGGCAGCGCATCCTCCAAAATCGCCTCGACGATGTCCGGTGCCAGGGTGGTCAAGTTCACCATCCGGCTGACGTAACTGTTGTCGACCCCCTCCAACGCCGCAATTTCAGTCAGGTTTTTCACCTTGCCGGACTCCAGCATGGCCAGCCACCGGTGGCCTCTTGCCAGCGCCAGTTGCAGCGGTGTGGCCGCCACATCCCACGGCCGCAGCAGTTTGCCCGGCTGGCCTGATTGCCCGTTAGGCAGCGTCATTTGTTTTCTCCCGCTGCGGCGTTTGATCTGAATCGGTACCGACAGCGTGATCCGGCCGTCGCTGGATTGAATCACTTCCGTAGTGCCAGTGGATCTGATTTGAATCTCGCTCATGCCACGGCCTCCGACTCCATTTCCGTGGCTGGCTCGGGCTGCAGTTTCTTGTGATGCAACTCAAGCACCAGTCGCTGGATACCCGTGGGATGCAGATCCATCGACATGTTGTTGGGCGATACATTCACCTGGCGAACCAGCAACCGCACAATCCGCATCTGCTCTGCAGGGAATAGTTGGTCCCATACATCGTCGAGTCGTTTCATGGCCACCGTGACGATGGCCTCGTCCAGGGTCGGGTCGTATTTCTGGGCCTGCGGCAAAACATCTCTGACCACATCCGGCGAGCGCAAATGCCCACCGTGGTCAATGACGCAGTCGCGTTGCTTGAAGCGACTATGCAGGGTGCAGAGATGACGCAAGCCGAGCGCGAGTCGGTTGAATACAAGCTGCACCTCTGGCACGACGACTTGCGCCGTGCACACCTGATGGCCAACGATCTCTCCATCCAAGAGTTTCAAACGTCGTGCGCCGGTGACCGCGAGGTTCAGGAGGCATTTGTCAGCAGGGACGCCCGTGAAAAGTCGCTGTGGATGCTGACCTTTCGGGATGACCTGTTTCGCCAAGTTGAATTGCACATTGCCTTTCAGGCCAAGTCCAATGGCAAGTACTGGAAAAAACACCGCATCCAGCCAGGGCTTGACCCAATGCAAGACCGCATCAAACTCGATGCCTTTTGCCACGAGGTGGCCAAGCTTTACAAGAGCGTGGGCGGTGGCGATGGCACTCACATTGAGGTCAGCAAACGGGCTGCCGACGGGAGCGTGCAACTGACCATCTACATCGAAGGCCCCGTCACGGCGATCGCACATTTTTCTGAGCATAGTTTCAAGCGCATCAACACCCGCATCGCGCTGGAGACGGCGTTGGTGTACCAGCCTTCGACGGGCTTCATTGAAACCGTAGTTACGAGAGGGCTTTGGCCAAGGCCGTGTCTTGGGAGCTGATGCGGCTTTGGCACAAAACATGGTGGACGGCATCGCCAGCTTTGATCAGGTCTTGAGCAAGATGCAAAAAGATGCAGCGTTAAGTGCTAAGTCCAGTTCACCTGTCAAACCCAAAACCTCCCGCTTGGCCCAAGCCCGCACTGAGCTTGGGATTTTGTAATTTGGACTGCTCAGGAGTTGCTCCGTTGAGCGTCTCCAGTCCGAACGGCGACCCGTAGGTCGCAACCCTGATGCGTGACTACCCGCGTGATGTCTGGCTACCGAGCACTTTACAAAGCCCGCATCTTCAACATCCACGCGGCGTTGAACGAGGAGGAGAACAACGTGCTGGTCACGCTGCTGGCCTCTGAGGGCTTGGACGATGGCTAAGTACGAGAGCGTTCAGATTGATGGCCTTGACGCTTTGGCCAGAGCATTGAAAGAGTTGCCTGACCGGGTTGCAAAAAACGGACTGCGTGCAGCGGTCTATGCCGGGGCCAAAGTGATTCGGGATGAAGCCAAGTTGCAAGCCCCTGTTGCCACGGGCGATCTGGGACCCAACCAGCCACCGCCCGGCACTTTGAAGCGTTCGGTGATTTTGAAACAGATCCCTGAGTTATCGAACAAGAACAAGCAGACCTTCTTTGTGATGGTTCGGCATGGCAAGAAGTACCGCAAGCAAGGCAAGAAGGGCAACCTCTCGCAGGACGCCTGGTACTGGCGCTTTGTTGAGTTCGGGACCGTAAAGATGTCCGCGCGCCCGTTTCTGCGGCCTGCTTTTGACATGAAGAAAAACGATGCGCTAACGGCCATCAAGACACGGCTTGCTGAGCGCATCGAGCAAGCCGCACGCGAACTAAAAAAATGATTCAGCAAGACCTTTTCGCGGCCCTCGCAGGTGTGGCCGGGGGAAGGGTGTTTCCGAACGTTGCGCCCAACAACGTTTCAAAGCCCTACGTGGTCTATGCCCGCGTATCCAGCGCACCAGAAAACACCCTGGCCGACGGCGCACCCATTGAAAACACCCGCCTGCAGGTGGACTGCTTTGACACCACCTACGCCGCTGCCCTTGTCTTGGCCGAGACCGTCAAAGCGGCCATGAAAAGCAGCGCCATCACCCACGTCTTGCTCCTTGAGCAAGACCAATTCGAACCTGAGGCAATGCTGCACCGGGTGATTTTGGATTTTTCGATCTGGAATTAATTAGCAGGCCATAATTTTTAGGAGAACTCTATGCCAAGCACCGCCATCTCAGCCCAAGGCTCCACCGTCAGTATCGGCACAACTTCAGGGTCGGCGCTCACCATCACTGCCGTCTCGCTCACCAACCCTTGCCGGGTCACGCTCTCAGCGGTCACCGCATTGAACAAGGGTGATGTGATCACCATCGCTGGCGTCGTTGGCACCACGCAGATCAACGGCAACAGCTTTGTTGTGCAGTACATCGAACCTACGACCAAGATCGTGACCCTCGCTGGACTGGATGCGACTGGTTATACGACCTACACCAGCGGCGGCACGGCCATCCCTGTGCAGTGGACCAAGATTTCCAACGTCAAGAGCTACAGCGGGTTTGACGGCTCAGCCTCCGAGATTGAGCGAACCAACTTTGACTCAACGGCCAAGGAATTCATTTTGGGTCTCTTTGATCCGGGTGCGTTTGCCATCGAGGTCGACCAGGACAACAGCGATGCAGGGCAGTTGGCTCTGATGACTGCGCTGGTGACCGGTGTGGCCAAGAGCTTCAAGTTGCTTCTGCCCAACGGCAACACAGCAACCTTCACGGCCTACGTGAAGAAATTCAACAGCCAGGGCGCGGTGGATCAGGCGATCCGGCGCTCGGCTGAGCTGCGCATCTCTGGCTCAATCACCTGGGCTTAACTACCTGGGCCTAAGGGCTCTTGCTCGGGGAAGCCGTCCGCCTTGACCTTTGGCTTTGTGAAGTGGATAATGCGTTGTATTACAAATGCACAGGAGTGTTACGCCATGACCGCCAGAACCATCAACGTACGCCTGCCCGAGGCGCTTTACAACCAGATCGAAGAGCTGGCCAAGGCGACCGCACGGACCAAGAGCTTTTTGGCCATCGATGCGCTGACCAACTATGTGCAGAGTGAATCCTGGCAGATTCGTGACATTCACGAAGGCATCAAGGAAGCTGATGCAGGCGAATTCGCAACCGACAAGCAGGTCAAAGCGGTATTTTCCAAATACGGCGCTTGATTCATGTTGATCAAGTGGACCAAGACAGCGCTCGCGTCTGTTGATGAAATCGCTGGCTTCATCGCTAAAGACAACCCGACCCGCGCCACCAGCTTTGTGCTGGAGTTGCAGGCCGCTGTGACCAAACTTCAGGCCCATCCTGGCATGGGCCGGGCTGGACGCGTCCCTGGCACGCGTGAGCTGGTCCTGCATAAGAACTACATCGCCATTTACCGCGTACGTGGCGACGATGTTGAAATTTTGAGGTTGCATCACGCAGCCCGAAATCTATGACGAACCGGGTCAGCCCCTGACGCTGACCTTTGACCGCAAACCAACCCGCCCCTGGCTAAAACCTCGGCGGGTTTTTTCATTTCTGGAGTACCTATGACATTACTTTCTAAATCCGCCATCCTTTGCGCAAACGACCTTCAAATAGAGGACGTCGATGTTCCCGAATGGGGTGGTTCCGTGCGTGTTCGCAGCTTCACCGGTCGCGAGCGTGATGCGTTTGAAGCCAGCATGGTCCGTGGCGAGGGCAAGGACCGCAAGGTTGATCTCACCAATATGCGCGCGCGTCTGGTGGGCCTCACAGTAATTGATGAGGGTGGCCAGCGCCTGTTTACCGACGAAGAGGTGGATCTGCTCGGGGCCAAATCTGGCGCTGCATTGGATCGGGTGTTTGCAATTGCGCAAAAGCTCAATGGCTTGTCGGGCGCAGATGTGGAGGAACTCACAAAAAACTCCAGCGGCGTCCCGAGCGCCGTTTCTACTTCCGACTCTGCCTTGCCCTTGGATTCCAACACCCTGACCA